TCTGCCATGATGCAATTTCTTTTTTTTCTTTGACCAAGAGGGTGGGACTGGAATAAAAAAAGTTATGGAAGCTCCAACTGGGGGAAGGATAAATTGCTTGGCTTTGGCTTCGGCTAAAAGATTAACTTTATACTTGTTGTATTTCTCTAGGCGCAGTAATCTACTTAAACCTGCGGGGCGTAATTTTTCTCTTGGTATCCTAAAAAATATGGAGTCACCTTGAGTTGCGCGAACGTGGGTCTGGGGTGTTATGTTAAGTATCGTCTTTTGCTGCATTTCGTTTTCTTGTTTTTTCTTTGATTGCTAATTGTAAAAGTAATTCAATTGTAACACTTATTGACCTTCTGTCCCTTAATGCTATTTCTTTTAAAACTTTAAATGTTTCGTCAGAAACTGATGTTGTTAATCTAGGCATGGTGATGTAGTTTGATGCAAGATACATCATTATATGATATAAAATAAAAAACCTCCTTTTTTAAGGGAGGCATTATTTACTAAAACACTATGTATGGGCTATTTTAATTTCTTCATCATTGACGGCTTTGACCAAGTTGTTGATGTAATTCTTGATTTATAATCTAACCCGCTTGTTGGCGTTGCTACGGCTTTTCTTCCTCTTTTGAATACGATCTCTCTAGCAGCCTTTGCTTTCATTTTTTCAGCTCTTTCAGCCATTGCCATCTTATATGGAGATGATACCGCTTTATCCAAGGCTTCACCAGCTTCTTTTTCAAACTTCTCTTGAGCTGCCTTTGGTACCATTCTACCCATTTCAGTTTCTACCATCTCAACCTTTCTTTTTTTCATTTGTGGAATTGCCATGATATTTATTTTTTTCTTAACATTTTAAAATCTTGTGAAAATAATTTTACCAAATATACGAAAAAAAATTATAAAAAATTTTTGCCACCCCCCCCATCTATTAAAAGAAAAACTGAAAAGTTATACATCAACAGACACTTGAGGGTACCCCTATAGAAATTTTGTGATCATTTTTTTGGGGCTGCCGAGATCCTAGCACCGAGTACCCCTGTTTTCCGTTGACCTTGCACCTTTATGCCTATAGTTAGTAGCTGTATTGGTTTTCGGGCATTGGTTTAAGGCTGTTGGTTATACCCTTGCAATTGATTTTGGTATGGTATATGGGTGCCTCCTTGCTTTGCTTTTAGTGGTGGGTTTAAGGGGTATAGAGAGGTTGATATAAGGGGGGATTTGTAGCTACATTCATAATTTTACCCTAACTTTGTAGCTACAAAATATTTATATGGCAAAAAGTAAACCAATTGGAGTCAGATTTGACTTGGAAATTTTAGAAACGATTAAAAAAGAACAAAATTTAACATCAACACAAGCGGTGGTAAATTATTTTATGGATTCTTATGGCAAAACGGAAACTAAAAGAGGCGCACCATTTAAAAATATGCCTCCTTATGACAGAAACAGCCCAAAATCAGAGGTTAGTTCCAAATTGGAACAAATACCAGTTGAAAACCACAAAACGCCGCCAAAGGGCTTAAAAGGGATAGATTTAATTATTTGGAAATCAGAAAATGGAATTTAATTCGTATTTTAGCGTAAATAATGAAGATATGCCGCAAGATTTATTAAAATCAATGAAAAAAAATGCAAGTGACACCATATCAGTGGCTAGCAAAGATGATCCTAGGTTAAAAAAATATCAAGATAGTTTAAGATTGTATAATGCAACCAAAGATACATTTGATCCTAAATATTATAAAAAAAATGGTGGGGCTAAAAATGGTGGAGCTAGTTGGTATAATTTTAAAGGAACAAGAAGTGATGTTGTTAAGTTTGAAAAAAATCATAAAATTGATTCAGATTTTGAATATTATAGAACAGGTAAGTTTCCCGGTAAAATACAACCTACATCAGTAGAAGATTGGGGCGAAGGTATGGCTGCTCCAGTATATAAAAAACCGGTTCAACCAGTTAAATATCAAAAGCCAGAACCTCCTAAAGCAGAAGTTAAAGCAGTAAAAGGTAGTAAGAAGTATTTTATAAATGAAACAGAAGTAGATGAACCAACTTTTAATAAAATAGCTCCAATTAAATCAATGAAAAAAAATGAAAAGTAAACTAAAAATGATGAAACGAGCAGATGGATCATATTCGCCTCGTGGTTTATGGGATAATATTCGTGCCAACAAGGGTAGTGGTAAAAAACCAACTGCCGCAATGTTAAAACAAGAAAAGAAAATTAAATCACAAGAAAAAATGTAATTTATGTCTGGAGCTTGGCAAAGAAAAGAAGGAAAAAATCCTGAAGGTGGATTAAACGCAAAAGGTCGTGCATCTTACAATGCAGAAACTGGTGGCAATCTAAAGGCTCCTGTGAAATCAGGTGTTAATCCTCGTAGAGTTTCATTTGCAGCTAGATTTGCAGGTATGATGGGGTCAATGAAAAAACCAAATGGCGAACCTACTCGTAAGGCATTAGCTCTTAAAGCTTGGGGATTTGGTAGCGTAGAAGCAGCTCGTAAGTTTGCTAACACTCATAAGAAATCATAGGTTATTTGATTTATGTTTCTTCTAAAATTGCTTTGCCTGCATCTGATAATGGTCTAGGAAATATTCTTAATTTTTTTCCTGTTGTTGGACACTGAAACATTACACCGCCATCCATTGTTGGGGTAATTTTTATTTCCATAAAACCTTCTGCACTATCAGTTGCTGCTACTACATGTGGAACATCCATATCAAATTGAATACAAAAATCACAGCCAATTAATTGGTCTTTATTTTCTTTTTTATCTTTTGCCATTGTTAAAGTTTTTATGGGTTTCTTCTATTTGGATTAAATATTCTCTTGCTTTTTCTACCTTGTATTGTATTTTTAAAATATCATCTTCGTTTCTATCTACTTTATATAACAATACTCTTTCTGCGATGTCTATGTCATCAAACTTCATGTTAAACTCTATTTTCATAGCCTCCCTTACAAATTCTGGGCTTTCTTCGGAAATAACATCCATCTTTTTTAAGAGATAATACTTCTCTTGCTCAATAATATTATCTGGCGTATTTGATAAACAGTAGGCTATACTGCCTGAAATAGCACCTGTAAGCCACATATAGGACATTATTTGCCAATAATATAGATTATCTAGCTTGTCTGGTAAGTTGCCTAGAAATGTCCACAAATCATAACTAGACTTAACATCAATAATATGGTTGCCGTCAATAATATCGGGTAATCCTGTAATAAAATCATTCTTAAATCTTTCTTCATTCTTTTCTAATGGCTTTTTCAAGTATTCCGATAGCATTTCAATAGAATTACCTTCTACTTCAATACCTTTTTTCATTTGTTTGGTTTGAATATCTCGTTTGCGACCATACTTTTCAGTAATATAAACATCCAATAAGTGTTTTTGTGCTGTTTTAGAAAGTAACCCCGCTTCTTTGTCAGCTTTAGATACAGGTTCGGTCATTAAATACCCCACAGAGCTTGCTCGTATTAGGGATTCATTAAAATTTATCATAGTTAAAATAGTTTTCCCTGTTGTTCAAAATAATCCGAGCTTAAATTAAAATTCTTTCTCATTGCGTTGTATGTTTCAAACCACGCGCGCGCTTGCGACTTTGCCATACGCTCAATTCTTTCACAATACTCAATGGCTTCTTGCCTTTCTTTCATTATCCAATAACCTTTGGCATCAGATAGAATCATATAACCTTTTTTGATCCTTAAATCACGAATTACCTGCCTTATCTTTCTTAATGTTGATTCTCTTCTATCTATTTCGTGAACAGGGTGGCTACCCAACCATCTTTGTGAGGCGGCAATCTCTTGTTGTGTTATTCTATGGTTACAATTAAATATTAAATTTATAATACATTGCTCATCATCAGTAAGTAGCATTATTTTATAGTTTTAAGTTTATTATTGTAATGTTCTAAAATCTCTGAATTACTTTTAGCCATCAACTCCCAAGCTCTTAATTCTTCTATTGTGTTGCAGGCATCTATAAATTCTTTTGTTTTTTCAGCTAAAGATTTCTTTGATTGGCTAGGAATAACCTCTTCGGTAATTTGCTCATTGTTAAAATAACCCAAATCTTTTAACCTAACTACATTTTGTTTATGGTAGTCCTCAACAAGCTCACGAGCAATGTCTAAAGCCTTATTAGCTGACTCTCCTTGGTTAATGGCAAACTCAACTCCTATTTTTTCAGATGAATAATTGCCTAAATTAAATGTTCGTTGGTAAATAATGGTTTGTATGTGCATAAAATTTATTTATATCTTGTAACAGCGGTTTTTTCGTTTGAGTATTTTATTTTAAAAATCTTGTGAGCTTGGTCTTTTTTTCTTCTTAATAAAGAAACCATTACCATAACCGAAGTATATGGGTTTAAGAAAATAAGCGTTTCGTCTATTTTCATTTCAGCTACTTTTGAAGAAACTGAATCTGGGCTAGGGTATCTTGCCATAATTATATTTTTTTACAAAGATAATTAAATTAACTAAATAAATTAAATAAATAAATAAACCGACAAAAAACAATTACCTCTGTAAAAATTAAACAAATTTCTTTTTTACTAGGTTCAGCTTTGACCTGTATTCAATAATCAAATGCTTTAGCTCATCTTTTGTTGGTTTAGTTACTTGTCTTGCTGTTTCTCGAAGGTATTCTACCACAGCGTTATTTTCTTCGTATAATTTTTCTTCAAATACCTCTAAATTACCCAATTTAAAATAATTATCATCCAAGGATTGTGGTCTGCAATTAGCCTCCAACCATCTTGTACCTAAATTAGCTCTGGGTATGAAGTGTCCACATTGTATTTCTTGCCATTTAATTTTTTTACCGCTAGTATAACACTCTGTAATGCCATTTTTATCGGCATATTTACAGCGTATATATTGACTAAAAACATGATCTAAATCACTTACTAAATTTTGAAAACTTTCTCCATCATCTTCAAATTCTTCCATTCTCTTTTGAGTCGATTGTACGGTAGCGCATTGTTTACACATTTTTTTAGAAAACCAATAATCAATGTTACCACAATTTACACAACGCTTTTTCTTGGTTATTATTGTACTATTGTATGCCATAATAAATATTTTAACAAAGTTAATTAAATTAAATAAATAAACAAAAATAAATTTTGCAATTTGATTGAATATATTTTACTTTGTGTTAAATCAATCAAAATTTATGGAAAAAGAAATTAAAAATGATGTAAGAGGTGCCATATTATTACATCTCGATGGAATTGAGCGCACTTTAGCTTGGCTTTCGGATAAGACTCAAATACCCTACCCAACACTTTATTCTGTATTTAAGCAAAGGACATTTGTTCTATCTGATAGAAATTTAGCAAAAATAAATAGAGCATTAGACACTGATTTTATTAACGATTAATTACAAAAAGATGGCTAAAAGATTTACCGACACTGAAAAGTGGAAGAAGCCCTTTATAAGGGGCTTACAAGGTGCTTATAAGCTCCTTTGGTTATATATCTGCGATGATTGCGACCACGCAGGTATTTGGCAGGTTGACATAGAGGTTGCAGCAATAAGAATTGGTGAAAAAATAGATTCAAAAGAAGCAATTAAAAGTTTTGATGAGAAAATTATAATTTTTGATAAAGGTAATAAGTGGTTTATACCATCTTTTTTAGAATTTCAGTACCCATCTGGTTTAAATCCCGACAATAGAGCGCATAATTCTGTAATCATATTGCTTGAAAAATATAATTTAAGAATTTCTAACAATAAGCCCCTTATAAGCCCCTCGGAAGGGTCTATGGATATGGATATGGTTAAGGATATGGATAAGGATATGGTAAAAGCAGAAAAAAAAATAAAATTTAAAGAAAATATTTTATTGACAAAAAAAGAACATTCACAGCTTGTTACAGAATTTGGTGAAAAGCATGTAACTGATTTTTATGAATACTTGGCAGCGTATAAAGTTGAAAAGTCATATAAAACAAAATCAGATTACCTAACTATCAAGCGATGGGTCGTAGATGCCATTTTAAAGCAAAATAAGACAGCTTCTCCCAAGATTGGTAATAAGTATCAGAACGAATTAGAAACCGCTAGAAACGCCTTTAAACCAATATAACGATGATTACCATTTTTAAGAACATCTTTTCCAAAGAACCAAATTATATTTCTATTGAAGCTGCATTGAAAAGAATACAGCAGGGTAAAAGTAAGGCAATAGTAGAGGAAATTAGAAAAACAATTGATAAGGAGAAAGCAAATAAAATAAAATTAAACCTTCCGTCTATTTGCTTTAGTGGAAAATTTGGAGCAGATAGAACCGATGTTCAATTAATTCAGCATAGCGGTTTTGTTGTGCTTGATTTTGATAATATTTTTGAATTACGAGATAAGCAAACTGAAATAATATCAAATCCATTTGTTTACGCTTGTTGGATTAGCCCTTCTGGAAATGGATTGAAGGCATTGGTAAAAATAGCTAATGGTTCAAAGCATAGGGAACACTTTCAAGCCCTACAAGAAGTTTTTCCTGAAATTGACCGAAGTGGGATTAATGTAAGTCGGGTTTGTTATGAAAGTTATGACACCGAAATTTACATAAACGAAAATGCTGAAGTATTTAAGAAAATTAAGAAAACAGAGAAGGTTGTTGTTTACGAAAAGAATGATGATGATGAAAAGATTTTTAAAAATATTGTTACTTGGCTTTCAAATAAAAACGAAGCATTTGTAACAGGGGAAAGGAATAATTTTATTTTTAAATTAGCATCCGCTTGTTGCCGATTTGGTATTAATGAAATTACCGCTAATTCAATGATTCATAGCGAGTTTTTGACTAATTCTGAATTTACAAAAAATGAAGCTAATAGGGCAATTCGTTCAGCATACAAAGCAAATTCGGGTAATTTTGGTAGCGCATCTTTTGATAAAGAAATATTGGTAGATAAGGTTTCAAGAAGGGAAGTTGAAGTTGAAAAAGCTGTATTTGATGAAGGAATAAAATTGAAAGATGTAATATATGGAATTGATGTAAAAGAGCAAGCGTTACGCATTTATGATGAAGGGTATGCTAAAGTAGAAGGCGTTGGAATACCTGAATTAGATGAAAGATTTAAGCCAAAAAGAGGTGAGGTAACCGTTCTTACGGGTATTGGTAACTATGGCAAATCTTCGTTTAAAAAATGGTATCAAGCTATGAGGATAATGTTGTACGGAGAGAAGTTTGCTACATTCTCGCCTGAAGATAATCCGCCCGAAGAGTACTACCACGACTTTGTTGAGATAATATTAGGATGTGATTGTAGTCCTGCAAATACACACAGACCAAGTAAGCAGGTGTATGAGTATGTTTATGACTTGGTTTGTCATCATGTATTTTATGTTTACCCAAAGGATGTATCACCTACGCCTCAATACATAATGGAAGTATTTTTAGAACTAATTGTTAAGGAGAATGTTGATGGGGTTGATATTGACCCGTTTAACCAATTGACAAATGAATATCAAAAGTTTCAAAGAAGTGATAAATATTTAGAGTGGGTATTGTCCGTATTTTCAAGATTTTCACAAATAAATAATATTTTCTTTTGGATAATTGCGCATCCGATAAAAATGCAAAAAGCAGCCGATGGGAACTACCCATGCCCCGATGTATTTGATTTAACTGATGGAGCTATGTGGAATAATAAAATGGATAATATCCTTGTGTACCATAGACCATTTGCTCAAACCGATCCTCAAAATCCATCTTGTGAATTTCATAGTAAAAAAATAAGAAGGCAAAAGATTGTTGGTAAAAAAGGCTTTATTTTGTTCCAAATGTTTTTCCAAACTAGAAGATTTTTATTTAATGGATTGGATTCATTGCAGAAAATTATAAACGATAAAAATATAATTTTAAGACCAGATGTGGCAGTTCAAAAGACATTTGATAATTGGGTACCTTATAAGGATGACAACGGAGAAGAAGTAAATTTTTAATAATGATTAAGATATCGTATATTTGTCAAAAATTGGAAATATGTGTAATTTAATCAAAGATATCATAGGATATGAGTGTATATATGAAATTGATACAAATGGCATTGTTTATGGTAAAGAAAGAAAAGTTAAAAAATGGGATGGTGAAAGATTAATAAAAAAAGCAATTAAAACACAAGAAATTTCTAGGGAAGGGTATGCAAGGGTTTCTTTATTTAAAAATGGCATTAGTAAAAAATATAGCGTACACAGATTAGTTGC